CTTGAAATTACAGACTTAGCTAGAAATGGTGTATTCTTTGAAACTGACCGGTTCCATTATGAATGTATTGAAGCACTCAAGAAAGATGGTTATAAGTGGTTTGCAATCAAGAATAAAGGTAATATTTCTGTTAGATGTGATGATATTGATTTAACTGAAATTTTCAAGAAACTTGGTCGTGGAGGTGGACATGCACATGCAGGTGGAGTTCCTCTTACTAAGACAGATAATGTTGCTGAATGGGTAAGAAAAATCGAGTATTTTATCGATGATTATTATATGAATATGATTGATGACTAGGAGATAATATGATTACTATAAAAGTTAGACGAGAAAATGGTAAAGAACATACATTTAATGTTCATAAAGTCGTAGTTACTCCAGCAGGACGTCTTATTGTTACTGCACACTTTGGTATTGACGGTTATATAAAATTTAACAAATGGGCAATAGGTGTAGATGATACAATATTTTATAATGATACGTCATTTAAAATTAATAGCTTAGAAGACGTAGAAACATTTAGAAAATTGTTGATTGAATTGAAAGATAAACAGTAATATAAAAAATTCAGATAAATGTAAAATTCTGGTTACAATGCCAGAATTTTTTCTATATTTTGTTTATAGAAATATAAATAGAATATTATATGGTTGATATTGTAATTGAAAAATCTAACGAATCTTTTGCTCAGCTACATTGTGATGAAGAAATAAATCATGAAATAAATAACCTTTTTTCGGCTTTTGCTCCAGGTTATAGATTTAATCCAAGATATGTAAATCACCTCTGGGATGGAAAAACCAGAGTTTATTCTCCTATTACACAGTTGCTTCCAATTGGGTTAGTTTCTAACCTTATGAAGTGGTGTGATACTAAGAGATATACGTATAAAATGGATTTTTTCGGTGATTTTACAGAAGAAATTGATAAAGATGAATTAAGAGAAACTATTAATGGATATGTAAAAAAATTCGATGTAAGAGAATATCAGTTCAAGGCAGTTTATGAAGCTTTGACCAATAAGAAAGGTATTTTGCTTTCTTGTACTGGTTCTGGTAAATCTTTGATGATTTATTGCATTTTCAGATATTTGCTTGAAAAAAAGAAATTGAAGCATTTATTGCTTATTGTTCCTAATACATCGCTCGTAGAACAGATGTATACCGATTTTATTGATTACGGTTGGGATAATATTGAAGATTCTGTTGAATTATTGTATTCTGGTAAGAAACCAACTTATAGATTACCAGTTTTGATTTCCACTTGGCAAAGTTTACAAACTCAAGATAAGAGTTTCTTTGATAAGTATAATTGCGTTCTTGTTGACGAATGCCAACAGAGTAAAGCAAATGTTCTTTCGAAAATTTTGAAAGCTTCATTCAATGCAGAATATAAGATAGGAACTACCGGTACTTTACCTAAGGAATTATCTGACCAGTTGATTATTAATTCTGTTATTGGTAACGTTATTTTTGAATTGAAATCCTCTCAACTTATTGATGAAGGATATTTGGCTAAAATGTCTGTCGCTGGTATTTTCTTAAAATATCCAAATGAATTTATTGAAGAAAATAAGAACAGAATATATCAAGAAGAAGTAAAGATGGTCGAAGAATATGAACATAGACATGATGTTCTTAAGTTTATTATTGACCATTCAAAACCATCTGATAATATGCTTATTTTAGTAACACATAAAGCACATTTGCAATCCACACTTGAATATTTGAAGAAATTATATCCTGATAGAAATATATCTGAAATTAGTGGTAATGTTAAGACAAAGACTAGAGAAAATATTAGAACTGGTATTGAAAATGAAGAAGGCGCAATAATTGTTGCAACTTATAAAACAATGGCAGCAGGTGTTAATATTCCGAAATTACACAGTGTTGTTCTTTATTCTAATAGTAAGTCTAGAATTCAAGTTTTACAGTCTATTGGTAGAGGATTAAGACTTCATAAGAGTAAAAATAAGGTCATTATTTATGATATTATTGATGATTTAAGCTATAAAACAAGAACTGGAAAAACTAAGAAAAACTATTGTATGCAGCATTATGATGAAAGATTGGAGTTTTATAAAGAACAAAATTTCCCAGTAATTACGATAAATCGTGAAATTTAAATATAAATATTTTACACAAACGTATAAACAATAGTGAGGAATAAAAAATGAACTACCTATATATTAGTATTCTAACAATTGCCGTATTTATTATTATCGGCTTGGGAATCAAACTAGCAGTAACAAAGCACACAATCAAGAAAAGGCAAGAATTGGCTACAAAGCATAAGCAACTTCTTGAAAAGCGTGACCATGATATTATGGAAGATACAGCTAAGATTCTTGAAAAGTTCCCTCCTGCAAATGGTCCAGAACCTATTAAGGAACCAGATTATGATAACCAGTATTCTACTGAAAATACAGAAGAATTGGTTATTGCAGAAAAGGATGAACTTACAGAACTTTCTGAAAAGCTTGATGAAGTCGATACTCATGGTAATGTTATTACAGAACAATCAGAAAAGTTGGGTATTATTGCAGCAAAAGCAGTTCCTGCTAAGTCAGCAATCACAATCGTAACTGAAGACATGTTTGCTGATAAGGAAAACGTCGATAATGAACAGTTAGAGACACTTGGTAAAGCAGTCGCAGCACTTGAACCTAAGAAGACTAAGACTAAGACTAAGAAGACAACAAAGAAAACTAAGAAGAAATCTGTAAAGAAGACTTCTAAGAAGGCAACAAAGAAAACTGAAGTTAAGGTTGTCGAAGAAAAGCCAAAGCGTAAATACACTAAGAAAGCAAAGGTAACTGAATAATGAGTGATATGGTATGTGATATTTGTGGTAAAGAATTTAACTCGACTCGACAGCGTGGGAGTCATTATTGGAATCTTCACAAGATTAAGTATTCTGAATATGCAAATCAAACTTCCGCTGACATTAATAATGTAATTGATGAAATGAATAAGCCAGATGTTGCAGTCCAGCAACCACAGGTTATTCAAGAATCTAAGGCAGTAAAGCCTGCAGAAGCATTGTTCCAGCCGACTCAGATTACAGAGGCTAAGGAATTTGTCAATGAAGCTCCAGCAGCAATTATTGACCGAAGTCTTATGAAGGAAGCTGAACGTAGAGATACTGATTTTGTTCAGACTGTCAGAAATCCGTATAAGGATTTGTATAATGACGGTGGTCAGGTTCTTAATGAATGGCTTTAAAAATTAGATAAAAAATACAAATAAATGTTTCCGATTGTAAAAAATTGGAAACATTTTTCTATATTTACTAATGTTTATAAATATAAGAATCCAGAGGACTAATTGTTGTCCGAGGATAATTAGAGGATAAAATGGCAAAAAATAAATTATTAGCGAAGTTAAAGAAAGATAAGGCGTTGGTTGATTTGCTCAGAACTGAACAAGTTAAACCTGAGTGGATTTCAACAAACTGTATTTCTGTAAATTTGCTTTTGTCTGGTAAGATTCAGGGTGGTATTAAGAAAGGTTCAATTTCTATGATTGCAGCTGAATCTTCTTGGGGTAAGTCTATGATTGGTTATGCTGTTCTTAAAGCTGCACAGGCCGCTGGAATGGATTGCTTTATTATAGATACTGAAAACTCCGTTAACTATCAGGTTCTTGAAGGTCTCGGTATCGATATGACTGAAGTTGGTGTTTTTGGACCAGATAACAGAATTCCACAGATTAAGAAAGCACTTGCTAGAATGTCTGATGGGCTTAGTAAGGCAGAAGCACGTAATGTTTTCCTTCTTTTTGACTCTTGGGGCCCGATTGTTGAAAATCAGGTATTGGATAAAGCTAAGGAAGCAAGTGACGCAGTTAACATGTCCGCTGCTAAGTTTAAGAACGAACTTGCAAACATTCTTTTGAGCTGCGGCTTTACAACACTCGTCATGAACCACGTTTACGATTCTATGAGCCAGTATGATGACCCGTTCAAGATTCCAGGCGGTAAGAGAATTATCTTCAACTCCGATGCTATTATGTGCGGTGAATCTGTTAAGAAGGACAGAGATAAGGATAAGAACATTCTTGGTAAGATTATTACTGCTTCTGTTAAGAAAGGTAGAGGCGCTAAGGAATTCGTCAAGACTAAGTATCTTATTCAGCATCAGGGTGGTATCAATCCATATTACGGTTTGCTTGATGAAGCTGAAGAATGTGGTGTTGTCGTAAGACAGTCCAGACCATCGCTTAAGTTCTACAGACCAGATTATGACGTTGATAAGGAAACTGGTGAAGTTACAAAGTGGTGGAAAGAAACTGAACTTTATTGCCCAGCATTCTGGATTCCGCTTTACAAGAATGAAGTTTTCAGACATTATGTCGAAACTAAGTTTGCATTCGAAGATCAGGTCATGATTACAACAAGCCAGGATGTTATGGCAATGATGAACAGTGACATTGAAGATTACAGTGCTTACAGTGTTCCAACAATGCCAGACGATGGTGAAGAAGATAATCCTGATGCAGATATTTCTGATGTTTCACCAGATGATGATGAAGAATAAGAAAAAATCTAAATAAAAATTAAAGGTAACTGCTATCAGTTACCTTTTTTCTATATTTGCATAAAAATAGTTACGGTTATCCTGGTATATATAAGGATAAAGGTAAAAAATATGACAGAAATCGAATTTGAACAAATAATTATTAAAACAATCTATGCAAATCCTGAAGTTTCTGGTAAGATAATTCCAGAACTTGATACTGGTTGGTTTACAAATGTAGACCACAAATATATCGTTAATGCCATTTTGGACTATAATTCTAAATTTTCTGCTGTTCCTAATGCAGTTGAAGTTAAAAGACTTTTATCTGACCAGAGAACAGTAGATGAATTTGAAAAGTGCATGGCAATTAATGACGGTGATGTCAATACTCCATATATTCTTGATGAAATTCAAAATTTCATTAGAAAACGTCTCGGTAGAAAAGTATGTATGGATTATAATGAATATTGCACTACAGGTAAGTCTAAAGGCAGTTTTGCTGATGAAATGGCTTATGCTGAGACATTTACGTTTGATACAAAGGTTGGTTTTTCATTCTTTGAAGAACCAGAAGTAATCTTTAACGATATTATTACGAATGAAAGATTATATCCAACAGGCTGTAGGTCTATTGATGAAATGATTGGTGGTGGTTTACATCCAAAGTCTATTTCGTTGATTATGGCACCGACTAACGTTGGTAAAACTTTGTTTATGTGTTCTATTACATCGGCTTTGTTATTGGCTGGTTTAAGAGTTCTTTATGTTTCATTTGAAGACTCAGAAGTTAAAATTGGCCAGAGAATTATGCAAAACCTGTTTGATATTAATCAGACAGAACTTAGAGCATTATCTAAGGACGCATATAAGAAGCTTTGGATGAAGAATACACAACAAATTGGCCATAACAAGCTTGTTATTAAAGAATATTCTGAAGGCTGTATTAATGCACTTGCATTGAAGGCATTGATTAGAGAACTTAGAGAAAAACGTGGTTTCATTCCTGATGTATTGGTTATTGACTATATCGGATGTATGATTCCTAATGGCAGACCGAATGCAAATGAAAACGATAACTCCAAGTTAAGAGAAATTTGCGCTCAGGTTAGAAGTATCGGTATGGAAATGGATATTCCAGTTCTTTCTGCAGCACAGTCTAACAGAGGTGGTTATAGCAAGGGTGAAATTGGACTTGATGACGCAGCTGATTCTTTCGGTCAGACAATGAAGGCAGACGTTATTTTCGGTGTTACACAGTCGCCAGAACTCAAGGAAGGAAATATGTATTTGGTCAAGCTTTTGAAGACCAGATATGGCCAACCAAAATGTCCATTAGCAACAATCGGTGTCGATATTGGTAAACAACGTATTTTTGACTTAAAGACATTCAATCATACAGCTGTTCCAACTCAGGGTGCTAATATATTCAATCAATCACAAGAACAACAGTCTGTTTCTGCTTCAAATATTGAGGTAACTCAGAATAACTTAAACTCTTTTGAATTCTAATAAAGGTAGATTATGGTAAACGTATCAGACTTATCAGTAAATGAAGAAGTAACAGAATCTGAGAGTAAAGAATCATTTTACAAGCGTCTTAAGGATGCAGGTATTGATTTTGACGATATTGATTCTGATGCAAGATTACCAAAATATATGATTAAGGTAATCAAGAACGAACCTAAGGAATATAATAAGTTCAATAATATCCTTTATAAGCTTAATAAAGACAAGATTATTACAATCGTCGATTCCATGGCTTATTTAGTCGATGACTGGTTAGAACCGAATGTTTTAATTAAATGTTTGGACGAAATGAACTATTATTCCCTTATGAACGGGTTAAAGAAAAAATATTTAATAGATAGAAGTTCATCTGATTTAGAAAATTTCTTTGTCTAATATGATTGATAAATATCAAATTTATATGCTGTATAAGACCGTTAAGAAGATGTGGAATGCAAAACGGTTCAATACAGCAGTTTTTAACGATTTTTTTGATAATACTTTAGAGGAATATCTTATTTCTCAGTATATACATGAAAGTCCTAGAGTAGAATATATGGCAAATTACGGAATTAAGCTCGTAAACGAGATTAATTGTGGATTAATCGATGCAGAACATTGGTTAATGTATGTCATGATGAAATGTCTTTGTGACAAAAAATGTCCCGAAATTGCCGAAATAAATTCTATAAATAAATTAAAGGACAACATGATTTTCAAAAAACGTCCTATTATAGATTCTCAAATCAAGCTTATTCAGAGTTTAATTGCTGAGAAAGGTTCTGGTTTGAATGAATTTATGGACACAAGATTCTCTTTGTATGATCTGGACGCGAATCAAGAAAATCAAGCCTACAAAATGTATAGTATAAGCCAGTTGGATCCTGAATTTTATATCCAGGGTTTTAAGGCAGGGAAGTTTAAAATAGATATGGACAAGATTAAGAGTATTGATTACAAAAGATTTATAATGTTTACAAAGATGATATTAAAATTAAATCAAGAAATATCAGATAAAAATGTAAACAGATAGAAACGTAAAATAATGTTTCTATATTTAGAGCGTCAATTGAATGGTCAATTGGGATAAAAACAAAAAGGATAAAATAAATTATGCCAATAAAGAGAAATAACTTGAACGCACTTTACAGTGCAATGGATTCACTTAACATTAACAAGAAGGACAAGCAGAAGTCTTATGAAGTCGAAGGCTTGTTTAAGCCTAAGATGGGTGCAGACGGTAAGTTTACTGTCGTTCTCAGATTCCTTCCAGCACATCCGGATGAAGAAATTCCTTGGGTAGAAAACCGTTCTCACATGTTCCAGCTTGCTAACGGTTCATGGTTCGGTTGTGATTGTGCTAAGAAGTGGAATGATCCATGTCCGATTTGCGATTACAATGCAAAGATTTGGACAAAGTATGGTAGAACTGATGAAGCACGTATGCGTGTTAAGGATAAGTGGAAGCCAAAGTTCTATTCTAACGTTTACATCGTTAAGAATCCAAATGCTCCAGAAACAGAAGGTCGTGTTTATAGACTTGAATACGGTCGTGCAATTATGAAGTTCATCCAGGATGCAATGGCTGACAAGGATGATGCAGAACTTGGTGTAATTCCAGGTATTAATCCGTTCTCCTGGTGGGGTCCGAATGATAAGGCAGTTCTTGATGGTGAAGATAAGGCTGGTGCAAACTTTGTTTGGGAAGGTATTAAGGGTTCTAACGGTCCTAACTACTCTACCTCGCACTTCAGCAATCCACGTAGAATGTGTAAGCTCGGTCAGGACGGTAAGCTTGTTGAAATGACTGACGCAGAACTTGACGTCGTTGAATCTCAGCTTTATACCTTGAAGGATATTGAAAAGCAGAAGGATCAGATGCGTTCTTATGAAGACATCCTTAAGTTCTATAAGACAAAGGCTGGTGAAGATTTGTTTGCAGAATTTGAAGATGGTACTGATTATACAGCAACAGTAAATACTGGTAAGACAGTCGATGCAGATGATGAAGGTATGTTTAGTTCTCCTGCTCCAAAGAAGACAGTTCAGACTCCAGTTGAACAACCTGATGAAGAACCTGTTTTTGAAGCAAGTTTCGAAACTCCAAAGACAACTTCAGTTTCTTCTCCAGTTCAAGAAGCAGAAGATGAAGATGACTTCTTTGCAAAACTTGCAAATGGTTAATTTTTAATTCTCCGAAATAAAAAATGTAAAACATAAGATGTAAAAGTCTTATGTTTTATTTTAGGATTTTTATTATGACAAAAAAGAAAACAGAAGATAAAAAAGTTGATTTACAGAGAGCTAAAGATATTGCAGAAGTAATTGGAACACTTTCACAGTTTACACCAAGATTCGATGTAGAGAACGTTCCATTATTTTCAAGAACATTCCTTCTTAAGAATATACTTGGATTTACAGAAGAAGAAATCATAGAAAATGATAAACTTATTAATGAAGAATCACAAGCAATTCTTGCAACTTTAGAATATCTAAAAGGTACAGCAAATCAGGTAATTCCTGAAAATAAAACAACAAAAACTAAGAAAGTAAAGGTAAATTAAAATGATTGATACAAATAGTATGTATGGCAGTGTTCAGGAAGAACAGGATTCGTTTGTTCAGCTTCAGAAGCAACTCAAGCAAAAGATTGAAGGCCAAAAGTTGACCGCGGAAGAAATTCAGCTTCCAGATTTTCCAGAAGAATATATTGAAGCAACAGCTCTTGAAACTATGTATAATATGCAGGAAGCACTTCAAAATATTCTTGCTGCAAAGCGTGGTACTCTTGCTCCAACGAACAAGGAAGATAATCATCAGAATGCAAAGCGTTCAGGTTATTTCATGATGAGTACAGTCACAGAATTGTTTGAACTAATGGAACAGCTTGAAAAGGACAATTTTGAAGTTACCGCAGAAGGTAAGGCTGAAGCAGTTGATGCATTACACTTCGTTTATAACCAGCTGCTCTATCTTAAGTATCGTCCGAAGATGACTCTTCAGAAGTTCTATGATATTGCTATTGAAGATACTAAGACTGGTACTATTGGTTCTAATAGCCTTCAGTATCTTATCGGTGATTTTATTGTCGCGGTCGGTGACTTGTATCAGAATTGTGCATCTTATAAGGATTGGAAGACTTATTCTGAATGGAAGGAAGATCCTCTTAAGATTCAGGAACTCGGCGACAAGATGTTTATCAAGTTTGTGAAGATTTTTGTAAATCTTGGTATGACACCAGCTGAAATCTATAAGTGTTACCGTGATAAGAATATCGAAAACGTAAATCGTCAAAAGACTGGCGGAAGATACGAAAAGTAATTAAATTCCAAAAATTTCAATTTAAAAGGAAAGATTTTAACGATCTTTCCTTTATTTTTTATAAATATAATAAATTGAAAAATTGAGGAGAAACAATGAATTTGAATGAAGCAAGAAGCATTCTCGGTAACTGTGGATATTCATTTTTGAAAGAATCTACAGAATTATCTAGGGATATTGTGCTTAAGTTCGCTAAGCAATTAGCACATCAAGATAAAAGAATTGGCCTTGTTAAAGGAAAAAATCCAGAAGATGGTGACTTTGATATAATTGTTTATTATAATGACAATAAGGTTAAAGTTGCATCTTATAAGGGTTATGAAAATGCTGTTTATGTAAGGGAATTCAAGAGTTCTTTATCTGGAATGGAAGCAAAGAAAGTTGAAACCTTAGAAGACTTACGTTCTTTTATTGATTCTACATTGAAATATATGGAAAAATATAAAGAAAACAATAATAATCAATACAAGACAAGTGTTAATGATATTGAAAATGATAAAGAAGAATGGGCTAACAACATAGAACAAAACGAATCCTTAAAAATTAAAAAAGCATTAAAGCTTCTTTCTGAATGCGGATATTCAATTAAGGGTGATGCAAATCTTAACGAAATGTCTCGTGCATCTGACCGTGTTCTTGGTCATGATTCTGCAGAAAACTTGCTTTATATGCTTGCTGACTGGAAGAAACAGTATGATAGAACTGGTAAGAATGCTACATTAGGTCAATTAGTTAAATTCCTTCAAGAAAATGATATTAGCTGGGATTTAATTAATAGTTTTAGCATCCCAGGTTTACCAAGAACTGAACCGGCTACACGTTCATCTAAGAGAATTGACCTTGAATTAATTATTTCTGTTCTTCAAGATCAACTTGAACTGGAAGTTAGTGACGTTCGTAACCGTGTTGACTTAGGTAAAGATGATTATGATAGATTAATCGACACCTTCTGGGATTATTATGAAAAGAATCGTGATGGTGAAGATGTTTCTGGTATTGTTGATTCTGAAAATTTCCAGGCACTCATTAGATTGTTTGCTGAAGAACCAGATACTGCAAGAGAAGTTTTTGGTAGAAACTTTGACAGAGCTAATAGCAAGTTACAGAGATTCATTAATCCTGATTCCCCAGCTGCTTTGATTGGTGAATTCTGGGATTGGTATTATGCTAAGAAAGCTGGTCATGATGTTGATTTTGATCCAGAAAAGGCAGAAAAGATTGCTGACTTGCTTGAAACTCCGAATGCTAAGGATGAAATTTTCGGCGGTAGCGGTTCTTACTTTACTGTTCTTAGAACAATTA